CACATGTTTTAATAGGAGCAGAAAAAACCCTTAGCTATATTGTTGGATTAAATAAGCCAGGCGTTTATTATATTACATTTAGGTCAACACCAGATGATAATTTTGACACAGAAGAATTGAAAAACAAAAAACCTGTAGAATGGTTCGCTTCTTCATATGTTGAAATTACCCCACAAAAATATAAATAAAAAAAATAAGAAGCACACAAATGTTTTTATAGCCTAAAAAACCGCCACAATATTTAACAGCCACATTAAAACACATGCATTATGTTAATGCATTAAATGAAATTAATCCTCCATCCACTCCGTAAAAATAACACTATCATAAACACATCAATAGAGTCATCCAAAACACAAAAATAACTTTAACTCAATAATATTAAACATTCCCCTTTCTAATCACTACTCTAACTTATTGTCGTAGATGAAGCGAGCAAACTCAATTGCGCTCTCAGACTTTGAAAAAATTGAACACATCAACATTTGCGCGCAGTGCTTTCCCCGCCTCGCCCGCCCGCTTTGCAGGGCGGTTTTAATGCAGTTGCACTGACACGCTCAGGCCGCGCCGGGAATGGCGTGTTTTGTTGATAATGGGGCGGGAAAACGCATGCAAAGTCATGCACCTTATCGATGCATGGCTTTTTTCAGTAAAAACAAGCGGGTTTTCGGGGAATTTTACACAGACTGACGTGATGCCAGTTGCGCACTTTTACGCGAAAAAATCATGTTCTGCGCAGGGGTGAATTTTTCACGGCAGTCATCCACCGAAGCCGCGTCAGGCCTGAATCCGATGGTCGTTAAAATGTCGCTATCCTGTGCGGAATAATTAATTTTTTCCCCCTTCGCAAGCCAGGACAGAAGGGCTTCACGCAAGGCATCTGTGGCACGCTGTATGGCACAGTTTCGGGCAATGGCCGTCAGTTCACTGTAGCCCATCAGCTCCGGTGCCAGTGCGGCCGCCAGTACTGTGCCGTGCTGCTGCATAAAATCATTCAGCCGGTCGCGGATGCTGATGTGCTGAACGGCTTCATGCGAACGAATATAACGACCGGCGGCCTGATTCACCTGCCATTTTCTGACTTCGATAATATTGCGTAATTCGTCCAGGCGACTGACGTTTCTGCCTTCTCCTGACAGAAGCCGCAGGTATTCCTGTTCGGCCGCTGCCAGCTCATTTTTGCGTTGCAGCCATGCTGCTTTGTTATTCTGACAGGTGTCAAAGGCCTGCTGTAAGGCTGTGCTTTCCATCGTTATCTCTTTCTCATCATGCTGAAGAATAAAAATACGGTGTGCGGCGACGGCTGGTGTTAACCGGCAGCCCTCATTCCAGACGCAGCGAATATGATTGTGTTTTTAACCGTACTGGCGGCAGTTCCTGTTTTTCATGCAGGCTTTCTGCCAGTTCGTCCGGTGTGACCGGGCGGACAATGAAGCGGTTGATGGTCTGAAGCGTTTTAAACACCAGACCACAGCCCGGATCCGTGCACACATAAAAACGCTCGGTGACTTCCTGAGACAGACGCCGCGATGTTCTTGACAGTGCAAGGCCTTTACATCTCCGACAACAATATCCGGTAACAAGCATTCTTTTCGGGCGTTTCATACTGCCGGAGGCTGACGTCAGTGAATCGCGGTATCTCTGTTTGCCTGAAATGTATTCCATTCCTGAATCTTTACTGTCAGAGAAAAAGCTTTCACTCGCTTCAAATGTCGCAGAGCAATAAATATTCCGGCACTGTGCAATCATTATCTTGGTGCCATCGTCCATGAAATGTGCGCGGCGGGTGTGAGCAACATGTCCACACGACGGGCAGTAAATCATGACAGCAGTCCTCTGGCCTTAAGCTCTGCTCCCTGCTGGTCTATTTTGTCCTGCCACACCTTGCGCTGTGCCGGTGTGCCTGCCACCTCATAATCCATGTGCGGAAGTGTTGCCGCTGACAGTCCGGTCAGCCGGAGAACCGGCTCGCCGCTGAGGCTGATTTGCATCTGTTTAATTTTCTGTTCCAGCGATGATTTCACCTGCTGCATGACAGCCTTATCGGGTGCGACGTAGCCCTGATGGCCGGTGGTGTTGGCGAGCGGATTTTCCTGTACCAGAATGCTCAGATGCATTGCCCGGACAAGCGCCTCACAGGTTTCATTCAGGGCGTGTTCCAGCTCATGCTCTGCATACAGACTCAGAAGGTGATGATGTGCCTTCCGGTAGGCGGTGGCCGTGCTGTCACACGCCCCTTTCAGGCGTTCACGTTCAAAATTCAGCACCACGGCCAGATTGTCATATTCCTGTACCAGCTCCCGGCGTGCCACGCGCTCAATGTGGCGCTGTTTCAGCTCGTCGCTCAGGACACCACCGGCTGCACGAAAGGCTGTGCGCCAGTCATCAGCGTCATTTCCGTCGGCCTGCGCCAGCGCATTTTTTTCCTGCTCTGCCCGTTCAATGGCCGTGACGGTCTCATCCATCAGTCGGGCGTTCTCAAGGTGGGCGGCTCTGGCCTTTTCCAGTTGTGCCAGTGCGGGTTGCAGATATTCAGGGATGGTGTTGTCAGACATTTTCCGGCTCCTCGTCACTTCAGGTTAAGAAAATTGTGACGTACACCGGACAACAACACGACGCATTGCAGATGTGCCAGCCCTGACACAGGAGACTCATCCTCAGACCGGCAAGCCAGGAAAAGGTCGCAGGAAAAACCGGCTTACTGTTTGTTTTTTTATATTTTACTGTTCACCTCTGTTCACCATAAGAAAAAAGATAAGTAATACAGTAAGTTAAAGGGTGAATAATCGCAGTAATGACTGTTCACCGTCTGTTCACCACTGTTCACCCGTTGATGGGCTTTTTGTGCTGTTTATTACTGTTTGTTTTTATTAATTCGCCGGGAATGAATAAGAAAAAACGATTTGTATTTCACTATAAAAATTACGAATTGCTTTAAGTGGCTTTAAATGACTTTAAGTGGAGATGAACAAAAAATACACAAGCATTGTAAGGCTGCCGGAACAAATCCCCCCTGTTGCGTCTGCCAAAAATATTCACAAAATAAAGCGCTACCCGAAGCCGGACGGACTTATCCGGTGCTGTATGGACATTAACGAGGTAGCCCGATGCAAGCTGTTTTTTCTTCCCCGTCTCCCGCCCCTGTGACGCCACTGATGCCGCTGCCGGACATCACGCAGGAGCGTTTTTTACGTCTGCCGGAAGTGATGCACCTGTGCGGCCTGTCACGCTCGACCATCTATGAACTCATCCGTAAGGGGGAATTTCCGCCGCAGGTGAGTCTTGGCGGTAAAAATGTGGCCTGGCTGCACTCTGAAGTCACCGCATGGATGGCCGGGCGCATTGCCGGACGCAAACGGGGGTATGACGCATGATGATGCCCGCTCTGCAAAAACTCCCTTTTTCTGGCTTGCCTTTTTCCGGCATTTGCGGATATAGTCTTTCCGTTGCCGCAAAATCGGCAGCCGGGCGTGAGAACCCGTGTAACTCGAAGGCGACATATGACGCGCCATGCGTCTTTTTTTGTGTCGCAATCAACGCCACAGAGCGCCAGATTATGGTGTGGCGTGTGGTTTGCCGTGCAGGTATGATCCTGTTCGCAATCGCATGTTATGCCACTGAGTCAATGGTAGCTCAGGCGGGGCAGCCTCCGGGCTGGCCGGTATTCTTCGAGGCCGGTATTCTCACCCCCGTCTGGGCTATCGCCATCGAGCGTGAGAACTCCGGCGATAGCAGTTATTTGCTACTCGAAGGAGGCTGCCTTATGGCTACAACCCTTACCCCCTCACACCCTGAATTTGTCTTTGTGTTTGCGGCTGTCCGTCGCGCAGACCGTCATCCCCGTATCTGTATGCTTCGCACCGTCGCCGGTGATGAACGCAGTGCCCGCCGTTCCTTTGTCCGTGACTATGTGCTCTCCCTTGCTGCCCGTCTGCCGGTGGTGGAGGTGTCCCGTGCGTAATAAAAAAGCCCCTCAGACCGTCTCAGCGCGTCATGACGCCTGTGAACACCTCAGCATTGAGGCTTACCATAAGCTCAACCGCGCCAGCGCCGTATCCCAGTTTGTTGGGGGTGATTTGATTCACCGTGAACTCTCCGGCCTGCATCAGCTCTACATTCCGCATATTTTCAGCTACCTGAATGAAGATATTGATTTTGTGCTGAATGAGCTGAAAGCCAAAGGCCTGTGCCGCGATTTTCTCGCCCAGCAGAAAGACCGGGGAGACAGGACGCATGTTTGATTTTCCCCAGCCCGGTGAGATTTACCGTTCTGCCGGTTTTCCCGATGTGGCCGTGGTCGGCATTCTGGAAGACGGTATTCCGTGGGAAATGCCGTACCGCTGCCCGGACATTGTCTGGAACCCGTACCGCCGTAAATTCAGTATCCTTGTGCGTATCCTCGCCGACGGGCGCACCACAGACATCCCGCTGGGGCGTTTTCTGCGGGAATTTACCTGTGACCGTCCTGACCTGTTTAAACGCAGCCCCGTAAACCGGCATGCGGTACTGAAAGAAATGGCCGGAGACCCGGAATTACAGAAATGGCGGGAGAAATATCTGGATATTTACCCGCAGGACCCTGTTCCGGTCAGCCGGGCGGCACCGGTGGCGCGGGAATGGCGGGAAATTCCCCGCACGGAGCCTGACCCGGAAATCACCCCGGATAACAGTTACCGCAATTATCTGTAATTAAAAAACGACACCCGAAAAATTAAATGTGCGTATTCGCGCAGGGATACGCACGTCTTCAGGAGACGCAGATATGCCTTATCAGTTAATGCAACCGGCACGGAATGCAGTCATCTGTCACAGGGAGGAAAGCAAATGAAAACACCCTTACCGCCCGTCTTACGCGCAGCCCTTTACCGTCGTGCTGTCGCCTGTGCCTGGCTGACCGTGTGCGAACGTCAGCACCGCTACCCGCATCTCACCCTTGAATCACTGGAGGCGGCCATCGCCGCTGAGCTGGAGGGCTTTTATCTGCGCCAGCACGGTGAGGAAAAAGGGCGTCAGATAGCCTGTGCCCTGCTGGAAGATTTAATGGAATCCGGCCCCCTGAAGGCCGCGCCGTCGCTGTCCTTTCTCGGGCTGGTTGTGATGGATGAACTCTGTGCCCGTCACATAAAAGCGCCGGTACTGCACTGAAGGAGAACAACACCATGAAAATGAACGTAACCGCCACCGTCAGCCATGCGCTCGGCCACTGGCCGCGTATTCTCCCGGCGCTGGGGATTCAGGTGCTGAAAAACCGTCATCAGCCCTGTCCGGTCTGTGGCGGGAGTGACCGCTTCCGTTTTGATGACAGGGAGGGGCGCGGCACCTGGTACTGCAATCAGTGTGGTGCCGGTGACGGCCTGAAACTGGTTGAAAAGGTGTTTGGTGTTTCCCCGTCCGACGCGGCCGCAAAGGTGGCTGCCGTGACCGGCAGTCTGCCCCCGGCTGACCTGGCAGTGACGGCCGCCGCCGTTGCTGAAACAGACGCTGCCCGGAAGAACGCCGCCGCACTGGCACAAACCCTGATGGCAAAAACCCGTCCCGGAACCGGTAACGCCTACCTGACCCGCAAGGGCTTTCCCGGCCGGGAATGCCGGATGCTGACCGGCACACACAGAGCCGGTGGCGTGAGCTGGCGCGCCGGTGACCTTGTGGTGCCACTGTATGACGACAGCGGCGAACTGGTTAACCTTCAGTTAATCAGTGCTGACGGCCGTAAGCGCACCCTGAAAGGCGGACAGGTCAGGGGCACCTGTCACATCCTTGAAGGACAGAATCAGACCGGAAAACGTCTGTGGATAGCGGAGGGATACGCGACCGCACTTACCGTACATCACCTGACCGGTGAAACGGTGATGGTGGCGCTTTCTTCCGTGAACCTCCTTTCTCTGGCCAGCCTTGCCCGGCAGAAGCATCCGGCCTGTCAGATTGTCCTTGCCGCTGACCGTGACCTCAGCGGTGACGGCCAGAAAAAAGCCGCCGCAGCCGCAGATGCGTGTGAAGGTGTTGTTGCACTGCCGCCGGTCTTCGGTGACTGGAATGATGCCTTCACGCAGTACGGCGGGGAAGCCACCCGTAAGGCCATTTATGATGCTATCCGGCCACCGGCTGAAAGCCCGTTCGACACCATGAGCGAAGCAGAGTTTTCCGCCATGAGTACCAGCGAAAAGGCCATGCGTATCTATGAGCATTACGGCGAGGCGCTCGCGGTTGATGCCAACGGCCAGCTTCTGTCCCGTTATGAAAATGGTGTCTGGAAGGTGCTGCCGCCACAGGACTTTGCCCGGGATGTGGCCGGGCTGTTTCAGCGTCTGCGCGCGCCGTTCTCCTCCGGGAAGGTGGCCTCCGTGGTGGACACCCTGAAGCTGATTATTCCGCAGCAGGAAGCCCCCTCCCGCCGCCTGATTGGCTTTCGTAACGGCGTGCTCGACACGCAGAACGGCACGTTCCACCCGCACAGTCCGTCACACTGGATGCGTACCCTGTGCGATGTGGATTTCACCCCGCCGGTGGAAGGGGAAACGCTGGAAACCCACGCCCCCGCGTTCTGGCGCTGGCTTGACCGTGCCGCCGGTGGCCGTGCGGAAAAACGCGACGTGATTCTGGCCGCACTGTTTATGGTGCTGGCAAACCGCTACGACTGGCAGCTCTTTCTGGAGGTGACCGGTCCCGGCGGCAGCGGCAAAAGTATCATGGCCGAAATAGCCACCCTGCTGGCCGGGGAGGATAACGCCACGTCGGCCACCATTGAGACGCTGGAATCCCCGCGTGAACGTGCCGCGTTAACTGGCTTCTCACTGATACGCCTGCCGGACCAGGAAAAATGGAGCGGCGACGGTGCCGGACTCAAGGCCATCACCGGCGGCGATGCGGTGTCCGTGGATCCGAAATACCGGGATGCGTACTCCACGCATATCCCGGCGGTGATTCTGGCCGTGAACAATAACCCGATGCGCTTCACCGACCGCAGCGGCGGCGTGTCACGCCGGCGGGTGATTATTCACTTCCCGGAACAGATAGCCCCGCAGGAGCGCGACCCGCAGCTTAAGGACAAAATCACCCGCGAGCTGGCGGTCATCGTGCGTCACCTGATGCAGAAGTTCAGCGACCCGATGCTCGCCCGGTCACTGCTTCAGTCCCAGCAGAACTCAGACGAGGCGCTGAACATCAAACGGGATGCCGACCCGACGTTTGATTTTATCGGCTATCTGGAAACCCTGCCGCAGACCAGCGGCATGTATATGGGGAACGCCAGTATCATCCCGCGTAATTACCGTAAATACCTCTATCACGCCTATCTGGCCTACATGGAGGCAAACGGCTACCGGAATGTACTCAGTCTGAAAATGTTCGGGCTGGGGCTGCCGGTGATGCTGAAGGAATACGGGCTGAATTACGAGAAGCGCCATACCAAACAGGGGATACAGACCAACCTGACGCTGAAAGAGGAAAGCTACGGCGACTGGCTGCCAAAATGTGACGACCCTGCAACAGCCTGACCCCCCTGACCGGCATCTGCCGGTCTTTTTTTATCCCGACATCCCCCGAAGGTGAACAATCCACTGTTCACCCTTCACCGTATATTCACCCGTTATCACACTGAAATTAAAAGAGAAAAACGAAAGGTGAACAGTGTGAACAATCAAATCAAAAAAAACTTTTTTCTTCCTGAGTGATTTCAGTACGGGGGATTAATCACCGGTATGAGTCACACCGGCAGAATGCCGGAGGTGAAGAATCGAATGTTCACCCTTCACCCATTATTCACCACCTATCACTCTGAAATAAAAGGAGAAAAAAGAAAGGTGAACAGTGTGAACAGTTCTTTCGAAAAAAAATTTTTTTCCTGTACGATATAGCATCAATCCAAGTAAAAATGCGCTTTCATTTCACATTAACTTACAGCCATTGGTATACGATTAGGTATACGCACAAAAACTGAATTAAACAAAATCATTAAAAATCAAAGCAATACAATATTTATTCAAACTCCGCCAGCCCACCAATCATGATTGGACGGTATAAGGACAACACCAATAAAAACAGGAAGTTAGCAGTCTCAGCAGGACACCGACCAGACGGTGAAGAGACATAAAAGGATACGCAAAGGAGCCGCGGCTCCTGGTGACATGAAAGCCCACAGATGTGGGCTTTTTCGTTGATGGTCAGAACGACCAGTTCACACCAGCTACCCCGTTCCACGGGGATTCCACACCGGCACCATGGCTATACCCCACCCCAAGATGCCCGCTTAACGTACTGCTGAATGAGGCTTTAATACCTGCCTGGTATATTCCACGTCTGCCCGACAAATCATTGACGAAATTACCGTCACTATTCACTTTCACCCGGTTATCATCGACAAATTCTTTGCGCACAGCCGCCTTCAGCCACGGCTCAACTTCCATACCGTTCCCCAGACGCATGTTGTAACTCAGCGTTGCACCCAGTTCACGATATAAACTGCGGGTATCGACTGATTTCGATTCCATGCCATTGGATAAATGATATTCAGGGTTATCAGCGATGAACCCCCGTTAACGATGCATACGGCGTCAGGTTCCAGTTACCATCGGTAAATCGCATCCCGGTTTCAATGTGACCGCCCAGCCCGTTGCTGCGATAACTGCCGTTGGCGGCTCCACCGCTGCCAACCGTGGAGTCGCGAGCTTCGGTACCTGCTAATACCAATAAATTACCGCCATTTTCCAGCAACATATTGGTCGCTAAATTGCCGGAAATGGAAAAAGTGCCGTACTGGTGAGTACCGCTGATTTCAATACCGTTAGCCGTGCTCGTCTGGAGAGCGGCACCGCTGTTCTGGACGATATCTGTCGCTTTGCCATTATCGTTAACTGTCAGCGTACCGCCTTCATTGATCTTTGTTTTTATTGCCTCTCCGTTAGCTGAAACTGTTTGTATTCCGCCGTCGTTAATCGTTGTCTCATTCGCCACCCCCTCGACGATTTGTTCGCCGCCGGTGAGCGTCGTGCCTGTCGCAGTGGCTTTTGTTTTGACGATCTCCCGTCCGCCCGTATTGACCTGTGTTTTGTCAGAAGAGGTGTCTGACTCCATGGTTAACACGCCGCCATTTGCCAGCAGGATATTGTTCGCCGCACCCTGCTCGATGCTGAACGCGACGCCATCCGCGCGTGTTCCTGTGACCCGCGTCGCCCTGGTGGTTGCAACCAAAGCGTCCTGGCTACTCTGCTGTATCCCCGTTGCGCTGCCTTTCTCCCGCACATCGAGTGTGCCGCCGTCATTAAGCACCGAGTTTTCAGCCAGACCGCCCTCATTAACTACCTGTGAACACCCATTAATAATGGAACCTTCCGCTGTCCCGTTTGCCATAATTTGTTGTAGGCCAGAGACGATATCGGTATTGATTGCCTTACCATAATTCTGAACGGTTTGCGTGCCACCATTGATGTGTGTTTTCTCTGTTGACCCACCATCAACAATTTGTTCACCACTTTCGATATTTGCCTCAGTGGCTAATCCATATACCGTTTGCTTGCCACCTTTGATATTTGCTTTATCAGAAGTGGCACTGGCATATATTGTTTGGGTGCCAGCACTATTGAGTACAGTGCCAACATCTTTTCCATAAACATCCATTTTGCCGTTGGCATTAATAATCGTATCAACTGCCCGGGAACCAGTGACGACTGTTAATGAGCCAGCGTTTTCCAGCACTACATTTTTAGCTTCTGAATTCCTGATGTAGAAAGCATCACCATAACTGTTGGTTCCTTCGATAAGGGTTCCGGAAGTTGTGGAAGCAATTAATGCGCCGCCGGATTGTTGCTCAACATGCTTAGCCTCACCACCGTCCTGAACCTCCAGAACGCCACCATTATTAAGTCTGGTGGTATCTGTTTTAGCCTCCTTCTGGACAATCAGCTTACCGCCAGCATCAACGGTAGTATTTTTCGCCGAGGTTTTAGCCACTACCGTCAGTTCGCCGGTATTTTCCAGCACAACATAATTAGCCTCCCCTCCGGTAATAGTGAAGTGAGAGAGCTTGTTGTATCCTTCAATATCAGTCCCTGCGCCCGTGTTGGCAACTAAAGCACTGCCCGTCTCCTGGTTAACCCCATGTGCAATACCACCGGTATAGACAATCAGCGAGCCTCCGGCGCTAATATTGCTGCCAGTTGCCGTACCATCTTTCTCAACAACCTGCCGGCTCCCGGAGGATATAATTGTCGTGTCAGCTTTCCCGCCGCTCTTGATATTTTGCGTTCCGCCGTTGATATTGGTACCCGTGGCAATACCATGATTATTAATATTCTGTGTACCACCATTGATTATGGTATTGGTCGCGTTTCCGGTAACATCCATTACCCCGCCGTTATCTATTCGGGTCGCATCAGCTTTAGCATTCGTTAAAACTGACATTGTTCCTTTATCTTTAATAATCGTCTTGTTTGCCGAACCATATGCGTTTATGTCTAAATGTAGTGGTCAAGTAATATTGGCCACGGTTTTACAGTAAAAATGGTATCTGTTCTCTGACTCTTCCGGCGTCAGCCCACCGTTATAATGGTGAGGTCTGACGCTGTTGTAGTAGTTCAATATGTAATCATTAATTTGCTGCCGGGCCTCGTCCTTGCCTGCGTAACCATTCGTTGGCACCCATTCTGTTTTCAGACTGCGGAAGAAGCGTTCCATGGGGCTGTTATCCCAGCAGTTTCCCCGCCGACTGACGCTTTAATTTATTCTGCAACGCCAGAGAAGTTGTTGATATTTAAGGCCTGTATACTGGCTTCCCTGGTCGCTATGGAACACGACATCCCGGGGTTGGCCACGCGTCTCATAGGCCATCCGCAGGGCACTGCTTATCAGTGCGGTATCGGCATGCGCTGACAGACTCCAGCCGATAACCCTGCGGGCAAAAAGATCCATAACAACCGCCAGATAGCACCAGCGATTTCCTGCCCAGAGATACGTAATATCTCCACACCATACCCGGTCTGGCTCCGGTACTGCGAACTGACGCTCAAGCAGATTCGGCAGGCTGGTATGCTCCTGACGGGCATTTTTATACTGATGTTTTCCGGGCTGACAACTGCTCAGGTTCAGATATTTCATCAGACGTCCGGCACGGTAACGGCTCATCGGGACGCCGTTTTGAGTCAGCATTTCAGCCAGAGTGCGCGCGCCCGCAGAGCCCCGACTTTGGTTCCACGCCCGGCGTATTTCGCTGCACAACCTGACTCGTGCCGGATTAACCGTATCGCGTCGTTTTCGCCAGTACCGGTAACTGCTGCGGTGTATTTCCAGAGCAGAACACAGGCTGACAACCGTGTGGCTGTCACTTAGTCTGGCGGCTATCGTGAACCGTTCAGCGAGTCGGACATTAAGAGCGCGGTAGCCTTTTTTAATATCGTATTTTGTTCCTCCAGACGGCGAACTTGCTTTTCCAGCTCGCGGATACGTTGCTGGTCTGGAGTAATGGGTGTGGCAGAGGGCGTAATACCCTGGCGCTCTCGCCTGAGCTGGCGTACCCAGCTCTCAAGCGTGGTTGAACCGACATTCATCGCTTCACTGGCCTGTCGATATGAGTAGCCCTTATCAACAATCAGCTGTGCACATTCCAGCCTGAACTCAGGGGTGAAGGTTCGTTTGGTTTTCTTGTTCATTAAGTCACCTGTTTTGTGTTGTGGTGAGAATATCACCTTTCATCAGGTGGCCAAATTTAGTGTGCCACTACAAAATGACCACCGTTTTCCAGCAACACATTGTCTGCCACGTGATTGTGGATGGAGAATGCACCTTCACTATTCGTACCGCTCACCGTCGTACCGTTAGTGTTTGTTTTTAAAATTGCACCATCGTGCTGGGTAACATTTGTTGCCGTACCACCACTAACATCAAGCACGCCACCGGAATAAACTTCAATAACATCCGAGGAGCTGGTGTAATCAACAATTTGCGTACCACCAGAATAGATCTGAGTATTTTTTGCCGTTGACTTATTATTCAGAGACTGAGTTCCACCTTCAATCGTCGTGTCCAGCGCATGGCTTTCATATACTCTTTGCTCACCGCCATTTTTAATGGTGGTTGTTCCTACTGTGCTCTGTTCAACATACTGTCGTCCACCATTTATGATTGTGTTCGTTGCAATACTTCCTTGCGTGATGTCCTGATAACCGGACTTATTTATCGTTGTACCATCAACATGCCCCTGAGTTGTTACTGTCTGCCCTCCACCATCAATGATGGTTCCATTCGCAGTCCCCCCACTTATGTGTGAATTACCACCCTTAATTGTCGTTCCATTGCTGATACCACCTGTATAAACGTCCTGATTGCCACTGTCGATTATCGTACCGGTGGAAATGCCCCCGTCATGAATTGTCTGTCTTCCTCCGTTAATGGTTGTATTATTAGCCTGCCCCACAAAATTGTTATGACTTCCTACATCTTGATATCCACCCGATTCAATAAGACTTCCATTAGATACCCCGCCATGAACATTCTGCTGGCCATGGTTGATAATATGAGTGTTATTTGTTGTACCTCGTTCATCTACTCTTTGGCTGCCATCTACAGTCTCATCGTTTACCACACCAATAACATCAGGAGTGAAGGCCGTCATCCCAGGCGGGGCATATATCAAGGCAGATATCAATAAGGAAAGTACTGAGCGGCGACAATAATAGGGACTGGTCCTGTTCATAAATTTCATCCTCTGAAAAGTGAATACTGAGTAGCGTTTAAGCGACCTTAGCTTTGCTGCAACATCAGCCCACAGGCACCAGACCAGGGGATTCATCCTGAAGAGACAGCGCAAGTGTATTGTGTTCACCGCTCATCAAAGACATCATGATGAAATGATGATATTCCGCATAAGAATGAGGCATTTTTTAAACGCAGTGCGCTGAAGTGTGGTTGGATAAAAAAGTCAATCCATTCAGGAAATACGGGCGTATTCTTTTCTTTCGACAATGAGGCCGTTGGCAAAATAAAATGATTTACATAATCGTTTCTGATGAATATCTTCTGCTCACATAAAAATCACACAATAACTTTGAGATCGCAGATTGTTTTACTTTTACAGCATTCGTCCCCCCATTGTTGGGCAAATATAGATTGGGCCAGAGCACGAAAGTTAATACCACGTTTGCACAGCTCCTCCAACAGCACGACAAGATGCCACATACTGCGCCCCAGTCGGTTCGGTTTACAGACTACCCGTGCGTCCACCGCCGATAATGTCCTGACCAGTTTTTTCAGTCCGGACCTCCTGCCACGGTTTTACGTTGAAGTGGTAACCCTGAGCACGCAGTTCTTCAGTCAGGCGTGGTGTACCGTAACCCTATTATTGATGGGTAAGATCAAAAATACTTTCAGGCAGCTAAGGAAAGTTGAACCAGACATTAGAATAAATATTTCAACCAATTACAGCACCAATTCAGACACCGCCAGCTCAACAAATAAATCAAGGGGTTACGTGAAAGCGTAGCCCCTTTTTCTTTGGTAGTGGCAGCAAAATGGTTGTAGTGTAAAAAATAATCCCGTTTAATCAATCAATAATACATATTGTTTCAATCTACGTTATTATCTCTTTGTAAAAATAGCCATTTATTAATCATTGAAAACTGCTTTTAGAACTTGATACAACGGGACTAGTCACAACAGGACTATTCTCAACGGGATCATCCTCAGAGGAACTATCATCAAAGTCATCATCCATAAATAAAATATCATCGAATGGTGCCACGCCCGTGATGAGTTTTATTTTATTATTACGATCAGTCAAGACTCCACTTAAACCGTTTTCGCTCACAGGTTTTAATGATTTTTCATTACTCTTGTTGTAAGCAGGCGCATTAAAAATACACGGAGTATCAAGATCAAACAATGACGTTCCCCAGTTCACATATTGAATATCATAGTTACTGAAGTTCTGTCCAGAAAAGAAGCATCCCTTAAAATCCAATCCACCTAAATTATATAAACCATCCTCTTCTTTTTGGAGAGTAATGTTAATTTTGGCTATCTCCCGGACATCATCGCCATTTTTATATTTGAATACCGTTTCAAGATTTTCCCCACACAGTTTGACTTCTGGAAATAATTTGAAATCAAAGCCTATATTATTATGTATCAACGTAGATGAACAAAAGATGGAGAAAGCTTGCAGTGCTGAATTATAGCTTTCGATTTTATCCTGAGGCTGCGCTCTTGGTAAAAACTCATAGCAACATTCATAAAAATTAAGTAGAAACTCTGAAGACCTTCCATTTTTATCAAATAATATCCCCTTGAACTCATTCACAAACGCATCTTTTTTTTCTTGAATATCTATGTGGTGTTCCTTTGACTCTGACAAAGATGAAATCTCATCTATTTTTTTTCATATGAATTACGTGATTCCATACAGACATTTGGCGGCGTTTCTAAAATAACACTACGCGTACTACTTGGCTTAAGTAAACCAACATGAAAATCACTTTTTCTTATATTATCGAAAAGGTTCTGTTCATTTCTTTTAGCGCATTCAAAAAACTGATCGTCATTATTTTTATTCGATAATTTTTTAGTTTCAGAAAACACATTTTCATTGTTTTCCAGCTTTAGTTTAATGAGAAGATTTTCCCAGACCTGCTTGCTTAAACATATTACGTCAGGCTCACCAGAACTAACTAACTCGTGATTATTATTAAAGTGTACGTTGAATACCTTTAAGTTATTTTCACCAACTTCATATTTAATACGTTTTAATTGTTCTCCAGCTCCCATAATGACAAAGGCGTTGCCTTCTTGATATATACATTCAGACATCATTTTTTGTAAAGTTTCAAGAGCACCGCGATACGTCTCTGATGCAGCTTCCTTACAAATTAATTTTAAAATACTATGAGCTAGTAGCTCCATGTGTTTAGAAGATTTATTTTCATTATAACTTCCACTACCCAAAAATGCGCTAGCGTTAAATCCGTTGCTTTTACTAACTAACATTGTCTATTCCTCAATTAATGTCTACATGGCTATTTTTAATTTTATTATTGTTTGTCACTATAAAAAATCGCTCATTTGAGACAATTGCTGGCATTAACAGCTTCATATGCTATACATGGTACTTTTAATTAAATTAGCACAAGAATGTTAAATTTAATAAACAAAAAGTTATTTCGCTGTATGATAAAAACCACCCGTTATAATTTATTAGTGAAATTCGTTTTTCGAGTGTTAGAAATTTATATCTCAATAGCGTTGGTTAATGAGCATAGCCACGCTCCTGTAACGCTCACAAAACTCATCTGCCTGCGGCGGGTGTTCTGGTCAGTAGTAGATGTTTAAGGCGTGGCAGAGACATTTCATCCTTACTCTACGGCATTGTTCTACATACATTGGTTGTGGTACTCACTCATCATCAGTGAGCGAACAGAGAATAGTTCAGTGATTTGAGTAATTAACCTGATTAAATTAAGGGGTATAATAAATGATAATACTCTGGCTTTATCGTTAATTACTTAATTCCACATGTAAGCAATTTGCCCGCTTGGCATAGCAGGCATTTTTTCCAGGTACTTTTGAATGAGTACTGATGGATAAATACATTGCAGTGGCGTGCCACGTACCAAAACACCAGCCCTCATTCGAAACCACCCACCGCACTTCTTCCTTGAAATGGCGTTAGTCATGAAATATAGACCGCCATCGAGTACCCCTTGTACCCTTAACTCTTCCTGATACGTAAATAATGATTTGGTGGCCCTTGCTGGACTTGAACCAGCGACCAAGCGATTATGAGTCGCCTGCTCTAACCACTGAGCTAAAGGGCCTTGAGTGTGCAATAACAATACTTATAAACCACGCAATAAACATGATGATCATATGATGTAAATAACAGATTTTTATGCGTTCTCATTCATCCTTGCTCGTCATTACACTCGACATAAAACCCGACACCGCTTCCATTCGCAAAGTCGATACTCGCAGTCAACAAGCAAATGTTAATAATTAGCACTATCTATAGTTATCATCGATTCAATGATAGTTTGTAATGATTTTGTATCTAATAATATAACTTTATTACATTAGCTGAAGAGTTTTCGCATCATTATGATATCTGTTACTTTTCACTCCATAAAAATAAACTTCATATAGCAATATATTCTTTCATAGATCTTATTCTGCTAATCATTAGTTTCGTATGAGCGATTTTTGACAGTTGCCTCTCCAGACCACATCGATAATTAATAAAACAGATTTAAGCATTATCCTTTTCCATATAAATATTGGATAAAAGTAGGACATCTGTTTGCAATTACTTTCACAACAATTAAACATTTTTATGTTTCCGTATACATCATATTACTCTACCATTAGAGGAACTTTATTATGTTTTCTATAAAACCAGGACCCAGAAATTTACCTATCGACAACCCCACATTGTTATCATGGAACATTACTGACGGGGATCTAAATTCCAAATTAAATACATTAGAATATCTAAACTGTATAACAAATATTATTAATTCTTGTGGAGTTTACCCTCAAGGATTAAAAGACAGAGAAATTATATCAACTTTTCACGCAGAAAAAGTTATTAATGATCTGTTAAAAAACGATTATAAAATTTCCCTTTCTCCAGATACAACTTATCGAGAGTTGAATAAAGCAGCACAGCGTAGCATTACAGCGCCAGACAGGATAGGAGAAGGAAAATCATGGGTTTATCAACGAGATACAATGATTGAAAGAGGTGATAACAGCGGTGTTCATCAGTATGGTCCTGCTGAACATTTCACCCACATTATATCTGACAAACCGTCCCCAAAAGATGAGTATATTGCATATGCTATTAACATTCCTGACTATGAGCTGGCAGCCGATGTATATAATATTAACGTGACGTCACCTTCCGAACAGCAAGAAACATTTAAAATACTAATCAATCCAGAACATCTACGGCAAACACTTGAGCGTAAATCTCTTACTGCTGTTCAGAAATCACAATGTGAAATCATAACCCCCAAAAAACCTGGCGAAGCGATTCTTCATGCTTTTAATGCCACCTACCAGCAAATCAGGGAAAATATGTCTGAGTTTGCACGTTGCCATTATGGGTATATACAAATCCCTCCAGTGACAACTTTCCGCGCCGACGGACCAGAAACTCCCGAAGAAGAAAAGGGTTACTGGTTTCATGCTTATCAACCCGAAGATCTTTGTACCATCCATAATCCAATGGGAGATTTGCAGGATTTTATTGCATTGGTTAAAGATGCTAAAAAATTTGGTATCGATATCATTCCTGATTATACCTTTAACTTTATGGGAATTGGGGGTAGTGGTAAAAATGACCTGGATTATCCCTCTGCTGATATACGAGCGAAGATCAGTAAAGATATAGAAGGTGGTATCCCTAGCTATTGGCAAGGTCAGGTTTTGATTCCATTCATTAAAGATCCAGTAACAAAAGAACGTAAACAAATCCATCCAGAAGATATACATCTCACTGCAAAAGACTTCGAAGCAAGTAAAGATAACATCTCTAAGGATGAATGGGAAAACCTCCATGCATTAAAAGAAAAGCGTTTAAATGGAATGCCTAAAACAACACCCAAAAGTGACCAGGTTATTATGTTGCAAAATCAATACGTTCGTGAAATGCGAAAATATGGCGTACGAGGTTTACGTTATGATGCGGCAAAACACTCAAAACATGAACAAATAGAAAGATCAATAACCCCACCGCTTAAAAATTATAATGAGCGGTTACACAATACTAACTTATTTAACCCAAAATATCATAAAAAAGCCGTTATGAATTACATGGAATATCTGGTAACTTGTCAGTTGGATGAACAACAAATGTCATCACTGCTTTATGAAAGAGATGATTTAAGCGCCATTGATTTTTCATTGCTCATGAAAACGATAAAAGCCTTTTCATTTGGTGGAGATCTCCAAACCCTTGCATCAAAACCGGGTTCCACAATCTCAAGTATCCCATCAGAAAGACGGATATTGATTAACATTAACCACGATTTTCCTAACAATGGTAATCTTTTCAATGACTTTCTATTTAACCATCAACAAGATGAACAATTAGCAATGGCATATATGGCCGCTCTGCCGTTCAGCAGGCCTTTAGTTTACTGGGATGGCCAAGTATTAAAATCAACGACTGAAATTAAAAATTATGATGGGTCCACGCGTGTTGGCGGTGAGGCGTGGCTTAATAAAGGTTGCTCTACCTATCAGCAGCTCTACAATGAATTCCACGCATTATATATAGATAAAGCAGGAATATGGAGCGCATTTGAGGGTATATTTGCAACTAAAAACGTTCTGGCCTTTAGTCGTGGGGATTCTGTGAACATTAATCACTCTCCTCATGATGGACTAGTTATAATAAATAAAGGAAACGAAGAAGTTGAAGGTACCTGGCCTAACAAATTGCAACCTGGAATATATAAAAACATGGGGAGTAATAGCGTTAACATTATTA